CCCCCGAGGCAAGATCGAAGCGATCGGACTGGAAGGTGAGCGATGAGCCGACGTGTCCGACGTGCGGAAACATCTTCGAGGCCTGCACGTGTAAAGGGGGCCAACTGCTCCGCCACGTGCGCCACCAGGGATCACCGGACCTACGGCGAATGTCTGAGGGCCAAGGGTATCCAGTTGTCGCCCCATGTCAACGGGGAGTACGGCAAGAAGCAGAAGACCTGGGACAAGGATCTCGATCACTACGAGTCCGCTGTCAACCAGGGCTTGCAGCCTGAGGGTACTCAGCGCTGGCAGGTAGACAAGGCTATCAAGGAGGCCGACAGTGTCTGAACTAAGGGTAGGACTCGAAGGCTACACGCCGGGCTCTGCGCCCGGCGTTGTCTCCTCTTCTCTCTCGGTGGTCAACACCACAGGCAGTAAGGCAGGTACCCCCCAGTTAGTCCAGATCACAGATGGTACGGCTACCGCCAGCGTGGCGGTGCCCGGCACTGGTGGTTCATCTCTCCTGGTGGCTACTGGTACCACTGCGGCGGTGACCTCGCTGACCACCGCTACGACCGGCAACGGTACGGCCTATGACTTTGGGTCGGCCCGAGCGAACATCAGTGCCGCAGTGCTGGTCAACGGAACCGTTACCGCCGGAACGGTTCGGCTCGAGGGCTCCCATGACAACAGCAACTGGATCCCTCTGACTACGTCCGCGACCCTGGCCACCGGCGTCAATCAGGACGTCAGCAAGTCTGGTGTCGCGTACCGATTCGCTCGTGCCGTAGTCGGAACTACGGTCACGGGAGGTGGCTCCGTCACCGTTACGGTAGCCGCTGCCTGATGAACTCCTAACCCCCACAAGGAGTAAGCATGTCAGCTCAGATGAATGTCTCTATCCAGGATCTAGCGGGAGATGTAGTCGGCGTAAGGTCTGACGGATCTCTGACCGTGTCCAACATCCCTGAGGGCGCACTTCCGTACACCACGCTCATCGAGGATACGGCCGTGGTCACCACGGCCAATAACTATCTCTCTGTGTTCAACCCGATCGGTTCCGGGAAGAACGTCACGTTCGCTCAGTTCACCGCGTTCCCTTACGCGACCGGGGCCACTGGGCCCACGGTCAACATGGAAGTCTGGCGAGCCACGCTTATCAGCGGTGGTACCCAGCTTGCTGCGGCGAACATCAACAAGTTCGACACGCTTCAGCCCAACTCTATCTGCGAAGTCAGGACCGGCAACCCTGCCGCTACCCTGACGGGAACCCTCCCGATCCTGGCTATCCCCCCGGCGATCACCGCTGCTGCGGCAGGAGCCAGTGCGAGCGTCGCGATCATCCCCCCGTCGGCCTCTCTGTTCGTGTGCCACCCCGGCGAAGGTGTCGTGGTCCGCATGCCCGCTGGCGGCGACGTCGATGAACGCTGGTCCCTCGGTTTCACTTGGCTTGAGATCATCTAAGGAGTACACATGGCTACGAGTTTCGATCAGCTTGTCTCGCGAGTCAAGCAACAGCTTCTCGGGTACACGAGGGATCAGGCTTCGATCTCGTACCTCGCTGCTCCCATGACAGCGACGGACACCACCTTCACGGTGGATCCGTCTACGGTGACGAACATCTCTCGAGGCCTGGTCGAGATCGGGTCTGAACTGATCCTGGTCAAGTCCTTCGATCAGTCCTCGGGGAACGTCACCGTTCTCGGTGGCGTCAACGGGCGGGGAGTAGAAGGGACTTCCGCTGCTACCCACTCGATCAACGACTTTGTCACCGACGATCCGATGTACCCGAAGGCTCGGATCATGGAAGCGATCAACGACACGATCAACGGTACCCACCCCGACCTCTGGGTGTTCGGTGAGTTCGAGTTCCCGAAGATCGCAGCACGGTATGAGTACCCTCTGCCCGAAGAGGTCGAGGACGTGTACAAGGTGTACGTCAACACCATCGGCCCTTCGGCCGTATGGTTCCCTCTCTCTTCTTGGCGCTTCAACCCTCAGGCCTCGACGACCGCTGGCCAGGTGAAGCCGACACCGGCGCCGACCGGCAAGACCCTTCAGATCATGCGTGACTTCATCGTGCCTGGTCGTAACATCCGAGTGACCTACTCGAAGAAGCCGAACACCCTGACCAACCTGAACGACGACTTCGAGACGACCACCGGCTACCCGGACAGGTACATCGACCTGATCGTGTACGGCTCGTGCTGGCGTCTCCTCCCCGCGTACGAAGCCGCAAGGCTTCAGCAGTCCCAGATCGAAGCGACCGAGCGAGCCCCTCTGGTTCCGACCGGCGCTGGCTCTCAGGCTGCGCAGTACTACCTGTCGCTGTACCAGCGACGACTGACAGAAGAGCGTGACCGTCTGTTCCGTATCTTCGAGAACACCCAGGCTTTCAACGGATAAGGAGGACCGATGGCCAACTCTCGTTACTACTCGTCTATCGCGCTGCCCACCACCCTTACGGGTGGTGTGACCAACTCGGGAACCAGCATCGCCGTGGCAAGCACGTCAGGGTTCCCCGGCTCGTTGCCGTACATCCTGGCGCTGGACTACGGCACCGCCACCGAGGAACTGGTGCTGGTCACCAACGTAGCCAGCCTTACCCTCACGGTGACCCGCGCCTACGACGGCACGGCCGGTAGCAGCCACAACACCGGAGCCGTGGTTCGTCACGTAAGCTCCGCGATTGACTTCACTGACAGTAGGACCCACGAGGCTTCCAGCACGGGCGTACACGGCGTTACAGGGGCCGTGGTGGGCACGTCTGACACGCAGTCCCTGAGCAACAAGACGCTGATCCGTGCACTCGGCAGCGTGCAGAACATCACCGCGTTCAACGTGGGCCCTTCGGGTATCACCACGATCGTTGGTGACTCGGCCAACCCGACTGCCTCTCGCCTTGAGATCAAGGACAACGAGGTAGCGCTGAACACCATGCTGTTCGTGCAGTCCACCGGCGCTATCAAGTCGGTGAAGAACGTGTCCGACACGGACTCGACCTACAAGTTCCGAGTGACGGACAACGACGGTACGACCGACAGGGTAGGACTGCTCGCCGGTGGCACGCTGGCCATCACCCCGACGTCTACCACTACGTTCGTCGGGTTCGACATCGTGGCTCCGGACACCAGTGCAACCAAGAGGGCTGTTCGTATCGCCGCTTCGGGCGGCGCCAACGAGCGGTTCACGGTGTTCAACGACGGTCACACGAACATCACCGGATTCACTGGCGGCCAGACCACCCTCACAGTGAAGACCCCGAGCTCCCCTACGGTGGACACATTCAGGGTTACCGACTCCGCGAACAACACGTGGGTCTCGGTGCAGAACAACGGCAAGCTGCTGGCCAACGTGGGCGCCACGATAGCTCAGCCTGGCGTCACCTCTGGCCCCGTGCTTCAGGTGGGTGGATCGAACGTCGGGTACACCGGCAACCTTGAGCAGTGGGTAGGCCCTGCCAACTCGATCGTTGCCCAGGTGGACCACCTCGGTAACTTCTCGGGCAACGACTTCCTGTGGACCGGCGGTGCGGCGTGGACTTCGTACACGCCTACCTGGCGATCGTCTGGTACTCAGCCCGTAGTTGGTAACGGAACCCTCGTGGGCCGGTACCGTCAGTTCGGTAAGACCATCGTCGGCGGGATCATCCTTACGCTGGGCACCACGTCCACCGTGGGCACCGGTACCTACTCGTTCGACATTCCGTTCATCGCGGCCAACCAGGTGCTGATAGCCAACGGTGCTGTTCAGGTCGTAGGGTCGGACCGCTTCGGCGGTGTGGCCCAGATCGGAGCCAACTCAACCACCGTGGCGCCGTTCGTTACCACGAGCCAGACTGATGCTCGGATAGTTCAGCAGACAAACGCAGTGCCGTTCACGCTGGCCAACACTAACTCCGTGCGGATCAGCTTCACCTACGAGACTGTGTAAGGAGTCACTGTGGCCGACATCGTCAACCGGATACCATTCGAAATCAGCAGCTTCGGAACAGGAGGTGGAGGCAGCTACAGCCTCACCGACTACCGATTCGACTACGCTCTCGGGGGCATCCCGTTCATGTCGGCCACGCGCGACCAGTGGCCGTACACCGAGGGCATGGCCGAGATCCGTAAGCAGCAGTACGACGCCAGTGCAGAGCCTGGTGAGCAGTCCCTGTACGGCTGGTGGCTTCGGTCCCAGCAGAACTTCACCGGTGGTGCAGGGCTGATCTACCAGGACCCGGACATTCAGAACCCGTACACCCGAGCGTTCGACCTGAGGTACGCCGACTCTTTGGGAGTCGACCCGTGGACCGGTGGCCAGCTCACGCTCCTGCGTGACGTGACCAACAAGCTGAACCTGATCTCGACTATCGCCAAGACTCAGGGGTACGTCAGCTCGACCGGAGTGGACTCCGCTTGGGCCGTCGATGGTGGTAACTACTACACGATCAACAACGCTGGCACGGCTGGAGTCCTCTTCACCTCGGTCGGCTCGCTGCTCGACTTGTCTGGCGTCGGCAACCGCAGCCTGATCCTGATGACCGACGGCGTCTGGAGCGGGGTGGACAACGGAGCGCCCACCAAGATGTTCAGTTTCCCGTCGACGCCTACCGCTGGAGCGATCGGCTACTTCAAGAACCGTGTGGTAGTAGCTATCGACAACGTGATCTACTTCGCACCACTGAACACCGGCGCAACGAAGGACATTACGACGGTCGGAAACAACAGCTTCACGTACACCGCTGTCGACACCACCTGGAAGTGGACCTCGGTTGCCGAGGGCCCTACCGCGATCTACGCATCAGGCAAGAACTCCACCCAGTCGAACATCTTCAAGTTCAGCGTCGAGTTCTCCGGAACCACCGAACAGATCCTGCCTACCACCACGGCCAGCATGCCCCTCGGTGAGCGGATCAACAGCATCTACGGGTACATCGGCTCGTTCATGGGCATCGCTACCGACCACGGCTTCAGGGTCGGGGAGTTCGACTCGAACGGTGACGTGGTCTACGGACCACTCCTCTTCTCTCCCGCTGGTGGTTGCACCGG